CTAGTAAACATACTTTCGTGCATTGAATTGATGATTTCATCATACATTTCATATGCATCTACGCATGTAGAAAGATTCAAAGTTTCATATCCCTGCCATGTAAGTTCTTTTGCATCTATCTTGATGTCACAATTTGTGACTTCAACTGGCACCTGTAATCCTCTTCGGCGTTTCATTCCTTCGCGAACTACATCTAATCTCAGCCCTGCACGTACATCATTAAACATGTTTTTTGCGTCTTTCTCTTTCATTATATCTGGTAATCCCGATTTAAAAGAGTCAAAATCACCCTGCACCGCTGCTTCTCTCATCTTAGAAGCAGACATTCCAGTAGCTCCTTCTGCATCTGGATCACGTTCACCAGCACTAACTATATCTATTTCTTTATATTCGTAAAAACCGTGTTTCGATTTCATTCCATTATAAGTATTTAGTAATGAACTGAAGTCAGAAACTCTATCACTACCCACAACCATCACTAATTTATCATATTTTCCACTTAATTCAACGGCTACTTCAAGAGCAGTTTTTGCTGTTGATCTTGTTTGAAAGTATTTTTTCTCTTTCGGAAATGCCTTCTTCATGTACTTGAAAATTTGGGTTTTGGAAAGTGGATTTTTCTTTGCATCCTGTGTGCTACTCGTAAATACAAGAGCTTTACCACCTTCTCTTTGCGCAGTTGCAGTTAGCGCATTGAGTAACTTTCCATGTCCGATAGTAGGAGGATTAAACCTTCCAAATACAAATACTGCTGTTTTCATTTTTATTTCTTGTAAAGTTTTTTAAAATCTATGGTCATTGGTACATCTTTTTCAAGTTTCTCTGGCGTTGTCTTTTTTAACTTGGCACGTTCAAAATAACTGTTTTTTCCATGTGTGGCCACAAACTTCAAAAATGAACTTCCGCCCTTCATACCTACTCTACCTGTATACCAATAGTCTCCATCGTTTGCAACATATTTTTCAGTATTATCTTTGGATGTGTCCAAATAATATTCTACTTTTTCGTTTATATGTTGTTTAAATGTTTTCATTTGATTATCTTTCCTAATTCTTTGTAGAGTTGGGTTACAGATTTAAAATCATCCTTTTTCATTGCTTTAATCATTTTGGCCATTACTTCTTGCGTGATATCCACAAGATTACTAATTTCTTGATATCCTTCTTTCCTCTGACCTTTCCACTGTCTTTTGAACATATTTCCAGCGCCTATCCTGTTTTCTTTCTTCTTGTGTTTCTTTTTATAATCTTGTACAGCTTTACCCATTTTCACATCCCCCCTGCCAGGAGAGGGCGGTTGTTTTTCTACTTTTCCTCCCGCTTTCTTCCATTTTGCAATGGCAGCTGCTCTTTTTAATGCATCTTTCCTTGATTCAGCTTCAGTAACAGAATTATATAATTTTCCTCTTTCAGCTCGACTCATTCCTGCTTTTCGAGCTGCTCGGCGTATTCCTGTATCTTTTTCTTTTTTGACTACAGGGCATGAAGATTTATGTAATTTTTTCATAGTAGGTGAACGCAATTTATCTATTGATATATCACATATATTTCCACCTTCTCTAATAAGTGCTTCGTCCTGTAGTTCTTCGTATGTTTTTTTCATTTCTTCTCCTGCCACTTTCTGATTGATGCAAATTCTTTTGCATCATCAAGTGTGGGTTTATCACCAAAATGAAAGACTACATCGCCAGATTTGTCACTCTTAGCCCACATTTGGAATTTGTCTTTACCTTTTCCTGTCTTTGTTATTACCATTCTTGTATCATCACTTCGTACTGTATTATCCCAATGGTGAACTTTAGATCTCCATACAATGTCTTTTGGTTTAATCTTTGGTCTATCCTCAGGCATAAGCCATCCTTTGCCTGGATAGTCTTTGTATAATTCGTCTATATGTTGTGTAAATGTTTTCATTTAATTGTTCTCCCAATTTCTTTTGCAACAACTTCTCTTGTATAAATTTCTAAATCTATAGAAGCATCCCATACTTTTATTGGCCACTTCTTTATATCTGTAATATGTTGCTTAATCTCATCCGGCCCCCATACATCATCACGATTAGTTTTCCAAACGTGTACTTTTTTAATCTCAATATTATTGACTATTTGTTCATCCCAAGCATTATCTGTCATTCTTTTTCCTTTTGCATAACCATATAATATATTACCCATTACTTTTGAATTCTTTTTAATAACCTTTTCTACTCCATCAAAATAGTCTTTTATTACCAAACTTATTTTTTTGCCGTCACCTTTTAGATGTCTTTTCATTGAGATCCAAAGGTCATATTCGGGTTCTCCTTTCGTTAGAAACTCTACCCCTCCGATTTCTACATATTTTGGAAGATGTTTTATAACAAGTTTCTTTATCAAAGTATTAAGGTCTTTTTCTACTTTATTGAATTTGGGCCCTGTCATATTCGCATTCTCAAACCAAGATAATTCAACCCACCTTCTACCTTTATTATCTACCTGACTCATTATATCATCTTTAGCAGATACAATAATATCGGCATCCATTTCTGCAACAACATGAACATCACCTCCTGTTGCTACACCAGTTTCCATATAACGTGACATCATTGAGAAAAATGCTGAGATGGACTTCTTTCCTCCTTCAAGTTTTTTTAATTTTTCAAGACCTGCTAAATCAGTTGTATGAAATACCGTTGCACGAATTGTATCTGGCCATATTCTTTTAAACATAGGTCCAGACATAGGAATACTTAAACTAGAAGTATTATCGTAGGAACTTGTATCAAACACAATATCTGATGTGCTTTGTATTGCAAATTCTGTTAGATATGATTTGAATGATCTCATTTGTCCCAATTTTTTGCAGCATTAAAGTTTTGCATTGAAAATTCCATTCGATCTACTAATTTGACGGCCCCTCCTTTAAGAGAATCTATAGCTACAAATCCCTCCGGTGCCGTAACCCGATATCCTGTAGGTGTCTTTATAAATGTCTTGGTTAATCCTTGAATACTTTCCAACTTACGAACAATCAATAGTTTAGCATCAATAAGTAGATTCTGCATGGCAAATATCTTAACAAACTCTCCTGAATTCTTTCTAAGAAACTTCACATATTTGTCCATTATTTCTTTTTTGACTTTCTTTGTTTTCTCTTGTTTTACTTTATCGATATCTGCCTTCAATTTATCATATACATATGCAATCATTCCAGCGGTGTGTTTCTTAACATTTTTGACCTTATCACCCGACCGGACCTTCGTATTATAGTAGGTTTTCACCATCAAGGATGTTTGTGGATCATTTGCAATCATTCCCAAAATATTTGAATCTAATTTCTGGAATAATGCTCCTGCCTTCTTCAATATTGCAGTAACATCCCCGGTTTCCTTCTTTGTCATCGTAGCAGTTCCAGACTGATCCTTGAATGCTGCATCGGCTTGCCATACCGTATTTTTTTCTCTATAAGCTCCAGAACTAACACCAAAAGAGGCGGTCATGTCTTCCATCGTATCGCCACTATAAGTAGTGTGCCATACGATCCCCATATTTGAAGACATTATTTTGGCCGCCAATTTGGTTTTTACTGGTACTGCATAAACAATCGTATTCGGTTGAAAAGTAATATAAGATTCACCATCAATATCTTCTCTTTTTAAATCATCTTTCGTGTACATCATGTCACCCTGAAGAACACCCTTAATGTTCACTCTGGATAACTCTGCCAGTGCGACCTTGAGTTTGTCTGCTAGTCCTCCAGAATGGTTGTCATCTATATCTGCTTCTGTATAGTTTATCTTAGCATTCTTATTGAACACTCCTTTGGACCCGACAAAAAATCGGTCATTCTCTGGATTATAGCCAGCGAACACAGCCGGTGCTCCGTCCCATTTTACGGTTACATTTACGGGAGCATCAGAGTGTCCGGCTAGCATATCTCGCAGACCTCGTAGAAAGTTTATTGCTCCTCTTGTTCCTTCTACTCCATGATTCAACACCTCATCTTCCAGGTGTTCCATGTGGAGGTTCTTTTGTTCTGTTAAAAATTCAGCAAATGCAAACACTTACCACTCCTTAACCAGTTCTTTTTCTACTTCTGGTTTCA